AACGGTGCTACAGGATACTTGTGGTATTTGAAATCAGAGCACGAAACTCGTCTTCGTTTTGAAGATTACCTAGAAACTTCTATGATTGAAGCAGTTCCTGCTGCATCTTCTTCCGGTGCTGCAACTGCAGGATACATTGGTTCTGAAGGTATCTTCTACGTAGTAAACAATCGTGGTAACGTATGGGGTGGTGGTACTCCAACAAGTCTTTCTGATTGGGATTCTATCGTTTCTCGTTTGGATAAGCAAGGTGCTATCGAAGAAAACGTAGTATTTGTTAATCGTGGATTGAGTTTTGACATTGACAATATGTTAGCTACATTGAACGGTTATAACGGAGTTAACGCTGCAGGTGCTGCATCTTATGGTCTTTTTGACAATGATGTAGATATGGCGTTAAACTTAGGTTTCACAGGATTCCGTAGAGGTTATGATTTCTACAAATCTGATTGGAAATACTTGAACGATCCAACAATGCGTGGTGGTCTAAATACTACTGCTGCAACTGCAACCGGTACTATTACAGGTTTAATGGTTCCTGCAGGTTCTACTTCAGTTTATGACCAAATTATGGGCAAAAACGCTAAGCGTCCGTTCTTACACGTTCGTTACCGTGCTTCTGAAGCTGAAGATCGTAGATACAAAACTTGGATTACAGGTTCTGCCGGTGGTGCTGCTACTAGCGACTTGGATGCAATGGAGGTTAACTTCCTTTCTGAGCGTTGCGTATGTACTCTTGGAGCAAATAACTTTGTATTGTTCCGTTACGGATAGTATTAAAGAAAAACCAAATATGGAGGGTGTCTTTAAAGACACTCTCCTTTTTAACTTAAATTAAATTAAATAAAATAAAATGGCAAAGACTATAATAATTGCAGATAAAGTATACAAATTAAAAGTGGGCAATCCACTTTCATACACATTAGCTTCTAGGAATCATCCTCGTTTTCCTTTAATGTGGTTTGACGAAAAGAATAATCAAAACCGTGCTTTAAGATATTCAGTAAACCAAAAGTCTCCTTTTGAGGATGAACAAGATGGTAATGCTATTATTGAGCCGATTATTTTTGAGGATGGGTTTTTAAGGGTCCCAAGAACAAACCCGGTTTTACAGCAATTCCTACACTACCATCCATTAAATGGCAATATTTTTATTGAGGTAGACAAAGAAAAAGATGCAAGTGCAGAAGTTGAGGATTTAAATATAGAGGTTGATGCATTGGTTGAAGCTCGTCAGCTTACACTTGACCAAATTGAGACTTTAACAAGAGTTTTATTTGGAAAAGACCCCTCTACAGTATCAACTGCTGAGTTAAAAAGAGACATTTTAGTATACGCAAAAACAAATCCTAGAGAATTTTTGAATGTATTAAATGACCCTGAATTAAAATTCCAAGCAAAAGTTCGTTTATTTTTTGAAAATAAACTATTAATACTAAGAAATTCAGAAAAAGAAGTATGGTTTAATACCACTACTAATAAGAAAAAAATGTTATCTGTACCATTTGGGGAAGACCCATATGATATGGTTGCCCATTTCTTGCAAAGCGATGAAGGTCTTGACTCTCTAAAGATGCTCGAATCATCTTTAGGTTAGTAAATATCTTAGTTTTTGTTTGATTAAATAAGAAAGAAGGGGGCACTAATTGTGTCCTCTTTTTTTTATGTATATTTGTAAAAAAAGAACTAATGATAAATGGAGTAAGAAATAGTGTATTATCCGTTCTTAATAAGAACAATTATGGATATATATCTCCTTCTGATTTCAATCTGTTTGCAGCTAATTCACAGATGGAGATTTATGAAGAGTATTTTAGTAGTTATAACAAGGTTATAAATGCTGAAAATGCTCGTGCATCAGGGGTGGATTATGCTGATATTGAACAACCGATTGCAGAGGTTTTAGAATATTTTTTAAGAACAGATTATTTATCTAAAATTTCTGCTAATAAATTCTCAATGCCCACATTAACAACTACAGGATATGATACTTATATGTTGTTAGATGTTAAATGCAAGCCTGTTATTCTTAAAACAGGTACAAATACAAGTGTAGTTTCTTTACAATTAGTTGATTCAACTGCATTATTTACTACATATGGTATTGCTGCAGGAGATGTTGTAACTAATTTAACTACAGGTTTAGTATCTACAGTGGTCTCTGTATTAAGTAATACAGCGTTATTATTAGATTCAAATATATTTTTAGCAGTAGGAAATGCTTATACCATTGTTTCTGCTGCTACTGTTGTTCAGGCTGAAAAGGTAATTAATAATAAACTTTCTTTATTAGTAAATTCTAATTTAACTAAACCAACAGTTGAGTTCCCTGTTTATGCATTACAAGGTACAGAGTTAACTTTTTATCCTGTTACAATAAGCAATAAAGGTCAAGTAGAAGCAACTTATTTTAGGTATCCTAAAGTACCAAAATGGACATATATTACTTTGGCAAATGGTGAGCCTGTTTTTGATCAATCGCAACCCGATTACCAAGATTTTGAGTTGCCTGCTGAAGATGAGTATAAGTTAGTAACTAAAATACTTGAGTATTGTGGTATGTCAATTAGAGAAACAGAAGTTACTCAATTCGGTATGGCACAACAACAACACGAACAGCCTACATTTAGTATGCAACAATAAAAATTTAAAAGATGGCATATATATCACAATATGAATATTATGAGAATGGTGGCGTAGTACCTGAAGATAAAAATTGGGGTTCATATCAATACGTTAGTTTAACAGATGTTGTCAACAACTTTTTGTTAATGTATTCAGGAAACCACTCATTAGTAAATAATGAGGAGCGTTTTAAGGTATTGTTCCACGCAAAGCGTGCTATTCAGGAATTAAATTACGATGCTTTTAAGGAGATAAAGATATTAGAGTTAACGGTTCCTGACAATTTAAGATTCATATTACCTTCCGACTATGTCAATTGGGTGCGTGTATCTTTATATAAGAATGGTTGGTTACGTCCATTATCTGAGAACATTCAAACCCTTTCATCTAAAGCTTACCTTCAAGACAATACAGGTAGAATTTTATTTGACCAATATGGAAATGCATTAAGTCCTCAGTACTCTGAGATAGATTATGATAGATTAACGCATATAAAGAAAAGTATATATTTAAATCAGGGAAGTCAATTTAATGGACAGTTAGGTTGGAACTATGATGGGATGTGGTATTTTGATTACAACATTGGCACAGCATATGGTTTAAATACAGAGACTGCAAACTTTAACCCTACATTTAATATTGAAAGAAAGACAGGGGTTATTAATTTTGATTCGTCAATGTCAGGTGAATCTTGTATACTTGAATATGTATCTGATGGTATGGAACAAGGGGATAACTCTTTGATTACTGTTAATAAGTTATTTGAGGCATACATATATGCATCTATTAAATATGAGATATTGAACGCTAAATTAGGAGTTCAAGAATATATTGTTTCTCGTGCTCGTAAAGAAAAAAGTGCTTTACTTAGAAATGCAAAAATAAGAATTAGTAATATCCATCCCGGTAGACTCTTAATGAATATGAGAGGAATGGACAAGCAAATAAAATAAAATGGCAAATTTTACAAGAAACTTTATAGCAGGAAGAATGAATAAGGTTGTTGATCAACGTCTTCTTCCTGAAGGTGAATATGTCGATGCTATGAATATCAGAATGGGTTCTACCGAAAATTCTGAAGTTGGTGTAATTGAAAATACAAAAGGCAATTTACCTCTTACATCATTGACATATATAGATGGTACGCCATTAAGTGCAACTGCAAGATGTATTGGTGCTATTGAAGATAGTGCTAATGAAACATTGTATTGGTTTGTTCACGATAATGACTTTGGTGTTGGAGCTACAGGTAAGCTTGATTTAATTGTTTCTTTTAATATATTTACAAACATATTAACGTATCACGTTATTAGTATTAATGATGGAAGTAATTTAAATACAACTTTAAATTTTAATCCAAGTTATCTTATTACAGGAGTTAATATTATTAATGGATTATTATTTTTTACAGATGATTACAATGCTCCTAGATTTATAAATGTAGGCAGGAACTATCCTAATCCTATTAGCAATATAGACCAAATTAGTGCGGAATCTTTACTTGTTATTAAAAAACCACCTACAGAGTCTCCTACTATTCAACCTATTGTAACAAGTGGTCAAGAGAATTATTTAGATACAAGGTTTATTTGTTTTGCTTATAGGTATTTATATATTGATGGAGAATACAGTGCTACATCACAATGGTCTCAACCTGCATTTGTTCCTAATCCTTTTAGTTTTAGTACAGATAATTTTCTAAATGAGGGGATGACTAATTTTTGCAATTCTGTTATAGTAACTTATAACTCAGGTGGTCCACTTGTAGTTGGTATGGATTTATTATTTAAACAATCCAATAATAATATTATTAAAGTTATTGAGAAATTAAATAAAAAAAACTTAGGATTAGCCAATGATACAGATTATCAATATACATTTACAAATAGCAAAATTTTTACCATATTAGCTGAAA